CCAGCTCTCCACTGTAGGTGATGAGTTGATCGCCCTAAGCATTAACGTGTGAGGGCGGATCAAAAGAGTCCCAAGCGAAATCTCAAACTTGTTAATCCTGCCGACGAGATAGCAGTGCTGAGTGGGGTCGCTAGAGCCGCCAAGCACAAACTGCGAAACTTTGATCGACGTCATCGGCTTTAGGGTTGATATCCCGTCGTACATGTCCCCTGCTGGGTTGAGTGGCTGCGTCCCCGTCTCGTCCCATTCGTATGCCGCTGTCCTCCGATGCCAGTACCTGATCGGCATCTCTGTCAACTCTGTGGAGATCGACCAGTTTGCCGGTCTTACGTCTGGAGAGATTGTCTTCGGGCTTTGCCCGCCGCCGCCACCAAGCGACGGCGACGCGGCAGGCGCGGACTCATAGTTGAAGGTCGCAAGCAAAACTGTCCTAGTGTCGCCTTCATACTTCGTTTCAAAAGAGACACACGCGGTCGACGTGTTTATTGGGTGAGGGTCACCGATGAACACTCCGCAAGTTTGCTGAATGTCGAATGCCTCGTCAGGCGAGTTCAGGATCACTCGAAACGTCCGCACGGCCGAGTCCGCAATCTGCCCCTCATTCGCAGATCTGGCGAACTGGTTACCGTCGGGGACTTCAGAGACTAGTTTCGGCATTAGTCTGCAACTCCGATATTCTTGATGTCATCCCTGAGGCCCCTGAGCTCCGCAGTCTGACTTCGCAACTCTGCGAGGTTCTGGTATCTTGCAGAGTCGTCCCTGCGGAGGAGGCGGTTGAGTTCTGCTGCACCCTGCTGGTTTCTGATGTCAGACGCATTGAGTTGAGCGCGGTTCGGGCCACTGGCGGCTGCGTTAGCGACCTGTTCTCTGAGCGCGAAGACGGCGGGTGCTATCTGGCGGGCTTGTTCGGCGAGAAACACTGCAATTTGACGTTGGTCGCCTCCGGCGTTTTCGATATCGCCAATGCTCGCGTTCATCTGCTCGGCACGGCGACCTGACTCTCCGAGGAGAAGCTGGCGGCCACGTTCTATAGAGGATTGCAAGTCTTCTTCTGCTCTGGACGCCTCCTCTACCCTGTTCAGCGCTGCGTCTGCTCTTCTCGCAAATTCATCGACACCATCAGCAGCGTCTCGCAATCCTTTGATCGCTTCACTGTTTCCGCTCAACACCTGATCAAGAAGGGTTGCGGCTTCAGATGCTCGGGTGTCGATGGCACGAGAAACGGCATCCGACCCCTCTACCCCAGACGCTCTCTGCTGGAGTGGTGAAAGCGTATCCCTGATCTGCTGGAAGACGCTGGTTGCTGCTCTCGCTACTGAGTCTGATTCAATCAACTGCGCCGCCCTGGCAACAGCAAGACGCTCGTCGGCAGACCTTACAGATGACCTCCGCAGATCACGCCCCTGCGGTGTGCCTTGGAACATCCTGCCCCTGACGTCATCAGCAGCAGCGGTAGCTTGCCTGACCTCTTCAGCGAGTTGTTCGGAAGTGAGCTGCCTGGAAAGCCTGCTTGCCGCGCCGGAAATGGCAGACCTGCGGAAAGCAATGCTTTCCTGTGCGTTTTCCCGCTGCCGTAAAAGCTGTCGTCTCCTTGCGACGTCCTCCTCCTCTCGCAACTGCCTGTCGATTAAGGCGATCTCAGCCTGCCTGGTAATTATCGTAGGGTCAACATTCGCTGAGTCAGCCTCTATTCGCTCGCGTTGAAGCCTCGTGATCCTATCGACCTCATCTCTGTTCGAATTTGCCAGTCGAACCGTGTCGCTGAACGCATTTGAGGCGGAATCGCCCAGGCTCTTGTAGGCGTCTGCGAGCGCCTCGACTGAGCTCTTTTGTCCATCCAGAGAAGAGTTCAGCGAACCGAGCTTCGCGTCGAGTCGCTTCTGTGCTTCTTCGGTATCCTCAATGGCGTTGATCCACTTCAGGAATGCAACGACTAACTGGGATCCGATGGATGCCGAAATACCGGCGATCAGGCCAGTCGTACCTCCAATAATGAATCCAAGCTGCGAAAGGTTGTTTCCGGCAGCCCGAATCCTCTGATCAAGACCTCCGGTCACGCTGAAGAAGTCATCAACCGCAAAGGCGGCTTGCTGAATCGCGAGGCTGGCGTTTCCAAATGCACCTGTAGCAATGCTTCCCGCACGCTGGAGTCTCGTGCCGAGAGCCCGCTGGCTGACTCCAGACACCTTCGCCGCGGCAGTCACGGCCTCAGCGGTGAGTTGCTTGATTTTTGCCCTAGTCTGTTCTGTCTCGAGCTCGCCGCTATTCATGGCGTCTGCTATTGCGGCACGGAGCCTGTTGAAGGCCCCTATGGCTGGACCTCGAGCTTCCTTTGAAACTCCACCCAGCGTCTGCTGGAGCGTCTGTAGTTGCGCCGTGTAGCCGCGGAGAGCATTCTGGTCAAACGCTGCGTTCAGGCTTGCAATGCCAACACCGCCTGTCGCGTTGATGAGGGCCTTCGACTGAGCCGACCGTTGCGCTGCAAGCTGCTGCGCTTCCCTCTGTTGCCTCTGAAAGTCAATATCTATGAGCCTGTTCTGAATTGACCTCCCTGTCGGGTCTCGGCTAGATGCCGCACCCTGGTTTGACAGGATTTCAGACTCTCTCTTGAGAACTTCCAGCCTCTGCGACGCCACCGATAGGCGATCATTCTCATCCTGCTTAATCTGCTCGAGCGCTTCTTGGATAGCTTCCTGAAACTCGAGATCAAGTTTAGTCTGCCCTTGTATTGCTGCCTGTGTTTTCAGCCTCTCCTCGACGCTCCGCTGAAGAGGGTCCGTCGAGCTCGCTAGGCCAGTAAACACGTTCTGCGAGGCACGCTTTGTTGTCTCTGCTAGCTGTTCAACCCTCTTTCGCTGATTCTCGATCACCGAAGGATCTACGTCTGGCGTAAGCTCAAGTTGCTCAAGCCTAGCCTGCGCCTGCACTGCTGCCTGCTGATACTGCTGTAACTGCTTTATTCGACCAGAAATAACTCCGTCACTTAGCTGCGACGCAGGCAGGGCCGCGGCCCTTTGGGTAACCTGCGAAGATTCGCTCAGGACTTGATACAGCGCCGGGTTCTTGAACTGTAGTTCGTTACCAGTCAGGCTCCTCGCTGCGAGTTGTTGGGCTTGCGAGAGCCTCTGGATAGCCTGCGTCGTCTGCTCGACCCGGCCCTGGACGGCAGCGAACGCCTTCTCGCTTGGTGACCTGCCGGCCTCGATCAGCCGGAAAAGAGTCTGGGCTTGGTTCTGGGCCTTGCCGAGGGAGGGGGCAAAGTTTGACTGCACCTCAGTTGACAGCCTGTTGAAGCTACCAGCAGCGTTCTCTAGAGGCTTATTGATTTGCTCCGCTGCCGAAGTGAGCCTGCGAATCTGGTTCGCTTGCTCCTCGGTCCTGAGATTCAGTGGAGACGACAGAGCGGCCTTGAGACTTCGCTCGAGCTTCTGGATCGGAGTGAAGATCTTGTCGAGTGACCTGACAGCATCGGTAGAAGCCTTGTTAAGGCTGTTGTTGATGCTCGTCCCGAACTTATTCCAGTCCTGAATGCTGCCGCGCAGCTTACTCGACAGATCCGCCGTGTTCGCCGTGACGACCGCTGAGATTTTGCCGATGTAGCCGCTTGCCATTCTATTCCTTGAGCTTCATCAGCTCACTCCACATATCCTCAGTCGTCTGCGTCGGTTTCTTTGCGGCCGGAATAAACTCGTCCTCTTTGGGGATGCTGTTTCGCTTGTAGTTCCCGCTGGCACACATCACGATGCGGCAGATCCTGGCTGTCTGCTGCCAGGTGTCTGGCAGCGGCCATCGCTGATCGTATGCGTACCACTCGGCGATCTCTGTGCTATCGAGTTCGCTGAGGAGTTGTTTAACCGTCTTGCCCAGCGCCAGAGCTAGCTTGAAGTAGAAGCGTCGCTCGGGTCGCTGGCTGAATCGTTTCCCAAGGCGTCGACGTCCTCTGTGCGGAAGGCATTGAGTGCCCAGGCAGCGTCGAACAGGCGGTTGAGAACGACAGCAGACTTTCCGCCGAGCTCGGCTGCCTCTTCGTCGCTGTAGAGCCGTTCGCCGTTTTCGTCGCAAAGAGTCAGAACCAGGAAGCGAGCCCTGAAGTTCTTCATCTTCTGCTCGGCGTAGCCTTCCTCGAAGGCATCCCGCTCAGTGCCCGATAGCGTCTTGATGCAGACGTCTCCACCCCACTCTGGAACACTGACCTTGTCGACCTTGAAGTCGCTGGCCTTCTTGATTGCATCCTTGCTCAGAACCGGCATCAATCACCTCATGGTGCATAGTCCGTCCACGCGAATGAAAGCGTGCCACGGACGACGTCTCCGAACCGAGCTTCCTCGCTCGCGCTGCGGAGGACAACCTGCTTTGATACTGAGTAAGCAGGTGAAGAGAAGGAGGCGCTTCCGACGCCCCCGACAAGATTTTGAGGGTCTGCTTGGCCTGCGTAACGGACGTAATCCACGGAGATGGTCCCGCCGGAATACTCCCCGGTCGGGACCATGATCGTCTGGCTGGCAGCCGCAGTCGGTGGGGTCATGTCGACCATCTTCGCCTCTGGGCTCTCCACGGAGACCCCCGTGACATTGGCCGTCAGGTTTCCCTTGTCGCTCGTGAACGTGAAGGTGGCACCTGCTGCGGTGATTCCCACGGGCCACCTCCAGCTTATGCGAGGCGGAAGGTTGCGGAGCCTCGGACAAAATCGCCGACAGAACCGCCAAGCGACGCTGACGAGATCGTCGCGTTTCCGCTGAACGACATGGGGCCGCTGATCGCCAGAGCTCCGCTCGTCCCAGCAGAGAGGATGGTCGCGGAGATGTAGTCGATCTGCACCTCGCGGTCTGTTGCGAAACCGCCGACAAAAATCCGCTTGCCGTTCGGGGCGACTCCCAGGTGCGTCGCGTCGAGGAGGTCTTGCGTGTCATTGACCTGCACACTCGTGACAGTGACGCCAGAGCCACCGAACGTAAACGTAAGACCTTGAGCCGAAGTTGCCATTTAGCGCCTCCTTGCGCGTGGTTTATGTCAGGACGTAGCCTCTGACCATCGAATCTGATACAGTTGCCGTGTTTCGTATGCCGGCGGTAACTGAGCGCCCACCGCCGATGGGTCCAGGTAGTCATCCGTCTCGGAGACTAGCCGTATATCATGTATTGTAACACCTGCTGCTGTGCCAATGCGTCCATCCAGCGCCAGGCGAACGTAGTCCGATAGCTGTCTCGCAGCGTCGTGTGTCAGGGACCAGCACGCCACCTGGAGGTTCACTTCCGGCATAAACAGAGGCCCGCCGAGCGAGTGCTCCCTGCTAATGTTGGCTCTCTTGTAGACAATGAATGGGAACTCAGCCCCATCAGGCACTGCGACCGGGTAGATGTTGAAGCCTACTCGGATCGCGACCTCGGGGTTTGTCGCGAGCCATTCGTAGACTGCGTGCTCTGGGGCAAGTATCATAGCCGCCTCCTTTGCTCGATGAGCTTCGCGAGCTCTCGCTCAAGTACAGAGAACGACTCATTTCTTCCCCTGCGAATAGCCATTTCCATCGCGTGGCTGGCTGGCATGGCGGGGTATGTCTCACCAGGCCCAAGAGTGTATGGTCGCGTCTTGCCGCCTCTCGTTTTAACAAATGCCCCTCGGCCTTGCCGTCTCTCTGGGTGCTCCTCGTTGATGCTGCCCATCAAGAAGTAGTAGCCACGGCCCATCCGCTCAAACTGCTGGTTATTGAAAGTGGCTCCGTCAGGGTTGACGCGGGACATTTTCCCGTTGATTCTCTGGTGGACGTTCAGGTATGTGCGGCGGCCTTGCGTGCCTGCACGCCTCGGGCCAGTGCCAAACTCAACGAGCCAACTGTGATTTCCAGCACCCTTTCTTTCGACGTCCCATTCCTTCCCGCTCACAACGTGGACTGGGCCGCCAACGGCGATGCCGACTCCAGGGTACTTTCTCCTGCCTTCCCTGACGGTGACGCTTCTCTCCAGATTCCCGGTCACACTTGAGATGTTCTCTTTGTATATCTCCATGATCGGGCGAGCGGCTTTTCTTGCGGCAGACGTGAGTGGCTTCGTCCCATCCTCACCGAGCCTCGTCGAGAGCCGCAGGAGTTCCTGCGTCAGGGCCTGGATGCCCGTGAGCCTGACGCCAATAAACTGCCCAGCCCTCTGAGCGCCCGTCTGGCCGCTCTCTAGCAGGCGTGGCGTAGTCCCTGGAATTGGTACTGCCATCTACTGCACCTCCCGAGCGAGGATCTCGCAGTATTCAAAGTTGTTGCGATCAGTGACGCTGGCGATCTCCATCGTCCTGTTTCGCCAGATCATCCTGCTGGTGTGGTCAACATCGCTGCGGTAGCGGATGATGATCTTGTGGGTCGCCATCACGTTTGCCTGCTGGGCTTGCATGATGTCTCGCGAGGACATTCCGTCAACGCTGGCCCACACAGTCGCAATGTCGGTCCACGAGAGCTTCGCCTCACCCGATGGGCTACGGGTCTTCGTAGGGGACTGGAATGTCACCCGCTCTCGCATCTTGCCGGCTCGGAGCATGGTCAGTCCCCGAGTAGCATGACGGTGTAGGAGGCTGTGCCGCTGATCGCCCTGACTGTCACGGACGGCGACGATGTTGGTGCCGAACCGCTAAAGCCAGGATTCGAGATAACGCTTACTTCTCCAGACTTAGAGCCAGCGCTCATCGCAGCAATCTTGCCGGCAGTTTCCATGATGCCAGCGGGCATCGCGGAAAAAGCAAGACGAGAAACCGATGAGACGGCCGAGACGTCGAAGTCTTCGCCAGCAGCAGTCTTGAACTGCGAGAAGTCAACACTCGCCGCCGTGGTCCCGCACGTCCCAGAGACGATCGCGATCTTTCCGCTCGTGTAAGACTCAGCTGACGCGGCGTTTACCACCTTCATGGTGGCCGTGCCGTCCTTCTCATGAAACAACGCTGACGTCGAAATGAGGCCCTCGAGGCTCATCGGTAGTTCCCCCAACCACCCATCGAAATGAGCGTCTCAAACGTGTACGGGATAGGCAGGTTTTGGGCCGTCGTGCCAACGGTGACGGGCTCCCTGGAGGCGTACCAGTGGCCGCAAAGGAGCCGGATCGCGTGGGCGACTATCGCCGGAGTGTCGGTCGCTGAAGAACCATAGCCGGCCTTGTATGTCACCGAGACGCTGTTCTCGTCGCCGCGAACTGCCGGCCAAACCTCTTGGTAGTTCGGGTATACCCGGCCTGGCGTCACAGCGGCGTCGATCTGGAAGTCGCCGCCGCCGCTGGTGATTGTCTGGTTCGTCCCGGACTCATCACGGTAAGTGATTGAGACGCTCTCGTTGATCATCGGAGGCCGCGGTAGCAGGAGCTCCCAGAGCGGGAAGACGTCATATTTTGCAACCCACGTCGACTCGACGAAAGTCATGTCGAGCCGCTCCTCGCAGTACTCACGAGCGACGGTGATCAGCGAGGAGATGTACGAATCGTCTTCGTCAGTGTCGACTCGCAGGTGGGCCTTCGCCTCAGAGAGACTCACCGGCTCGACTGCCGGTGCCACGGTCCTCACTAGGCTCCGATACGGAGTCAGACTCGACCCAGGCACTTGCGGCGAGACGTAGACGATTGTGCTCATGTGGGCTTCTTCCTTCTCCTCTTCCGAGGTTTCAACGTCGCCGTCTCGGCCCTCTGCTCAATGTCAGCCGTCTCAATGTCGGCCATCTCCAGTGGCTCAATGAGCCCACGGGCGATCAAGATCTTGGCAAACGACGGCTGCCAGTCGAACTCCTGGCCTTTTCGGTATGTACCGAATGAGCGTGTTACTACTACTCTCATTTTACAATCCCCCACGCTTCCTCTGGTGGGGTCTGACCATCGTTCCAATACTGAGTAGTGTGCTGCTGGACGCTGCCATTAGGCGTCGCCCTAGACGGCCATGTGATCATTAACTCGGCGTGCCCGATGGCGACGTTCGTGGCGATGCCGAGCTTGTTGCCAGATCTCGTGAACTCACGCCAGAAGTGGATATCTTCGTCTGTATGGCCGCCAGTCCACTCGCCGTCAGCGTTTGCCTTCGGCAGGAACCACGGTTTCCGCATCTTTCTGATCGCCTCGCAGCGGATCATCGTGCAGCCGAAGTGTGCGGTGCCGGCCGGCTGGACTGGCTTGCTAAACCACTCGTTGTCGACCTCTGTGGTCTTGTGCTCGTCGACACCGAGTGGAGCGAACATCACTGCGTTGCTTTCACGCTTCGTCTGAAGCGGTGCGATCGCGTCATAGCCAGAGTGCATGAGGAGGGCCAGCAGGGCCTCTACCGTTCTGGCAGTGAAGATTGAATCGTAATCAATCGTGAGGCAGACGTCATAATCGTTGACAACGTCCTCCATGCAGCGTTGCATGCACTGGCCGAAGAAAGCCCCCGTGAATTTGATAGGGGAGATTTTGTGTGGGGCCAGAGCCGCAGAAACGGTGAAGAAGTTATCAGTGAAGCCGAGGCGAGGTGTCGACATGAGTGCCGCCACCTTCACCTCGGCTTCGCAGTTACCAACGCGAACAAGCATGGATTGCTCCTGGGATAGGAGCGGGCTCGCGCCTCCATGCGCTGTTCACGGCCCTCTGTGGCCTAGCCCGCTAAAGCGGGATCAGCCATTCACGACCGCAGCCACGCCGGCGGCGGTCGCATTCTCGGGCGAAACTTCTGCACGACTCAGGCAGGCCACGATGCCCACGGTTGCCGAGGCACCTGGGGTGTAGCTCACCTTGAGGTAACGGCTGCGAGCACGGCAGTCGACGTCCATCTTCACGATGTTGGTGACGTCGGTGTCGCTCGAGGCGGCGGGGATATCGAACCCGCCGGTGCCGCCGCCCACCAGGGCGGTGACGTCCGAGTAGCTCGCGGTGGTGTCGCCCTCTTCGACCTTCAGCACGTTGGCGAAGACCGTCGAGGCATTGCCGGCACGCAGAACCTTGATGCTCGCGGCATCGTAGCCAAGCGTGTCGATCGTGAGGGTTGCAGTCGAAGTAGCACCCACGGCAGCCGTGGGAACGCTCGCAACAACCTTTTCATTCTGAGAGTGAATCATCTCTAACTGTTCTCCGTAGAGTTGTTACTTAGGCGGCGGTCTTGAGAGCGATCACAGGGCCGGCGGTCGAACCGTCGCCGAGGCTGTGATGATTGATGTCGAATCGCATGGTGCCCTGGAGCAGGAGCTGATCCGTGGTCGCGTAGACCTGGTCGAACAGCCGCACCGAGAAGTCGCGACGACGGGCGTAGATGCTGGAGAGCCCGACGTTGCCGAAGAGCACCTTGACAGCCGAGGCATCGGCACCAAGGGTGCTGTTCATCACATGGACTACCTGCACTGGATAGCCAAGGAAGGAGTCAACCAGACCGCTTCCGAGTTCTTCGCCGGTTGCACCGCCAGCGGCGTACTTCAGACGCTGGATCGATGCGGCATAGCCTGCGGGGCTCACGAGCCACCGAGCACCCTGTCGGGCGTAGATCGGCAGCTTGCCCATCGCACCCAGGAAGTCCTCGAGATCGAGGGTCTCGAAGCTCGTGTTGCCACTTGCGGCTGTGTGGACGCTTGCGGCGTGGTTGCCGTCGTTGATCTTATTAACAAGACCTCGCATCCCGCCGTAGCTGGAGGTGCCGTCGGCAGTCCATCCGCAAAGGTCGATCTTGTAGGCCAAGGAAGTCGCGAATTCCATCGTGACTTGGTCTGCAAGATTCACGAGGGCGTCTTCCACGACCTCACTCGACATGCGGCACGAAACCGCGAGCTTCTTTGCAACTAGGTTAACATTCCCGTAGGTCGGTTCCGACTCGGTCACAGCCGAGCCCTCGCCGATGAAGTAGGCCGACGTGCCGGTGAGCCGCTTCGGAATCACCATCGTGTCGCGAGTCATCGACATGGTTTCCACGCCAGAGGCGGGAAAAGTGCCAAATTCTTCGACCCGACGGATAACCTGGCTGCTGAACTCCTCTGGCACGAGGGCACCGCCGGCCGAGTTACTGCCTTCGTTCATCGCACGGGCTTCAACGCCGTGGTCGCGGCACCAGCGGAGATCGTCTTCGTTGCGGAAGACGTGTCCGCGGATCCAGCGGCCGACGCGATATGCCTGCTCGACGGAGTCGGGGCCGTCG